AGTTGGCGTGTGCGTATGTGCGGCGCATGGCCCGTGAGGTGCAGTGCATGTTCGTCAATGGCGTCACTGGTAGCAATCGCAAGGCTATCTATCTGACGCTGGCCGTGTATCTGGAGATGCAGAACGAGACCAAGATGATGCTGTGATGTTCGACAAGGCTTGTACTTGAATAAATAAAAGGAGTGATGATGAGTCTACATTCGTGGGAGAAACTCCCGCTCGACATGAGGATAACCGCAGTCAATATCGACTGCTCTAGGCATCCGAGTTTCGCTGTCATGGCGGGCGTGATCATGATGGGGCAGAACAAGATCAAGCAGATCAAGACTGCCGCCACCAATGGCCGGGATGTCCACTATGGCGAGACGTTCTCGCTTGGTCTGAACCGCAAGCAACTGCGGTACTTGGCGCTACATGAGAACGGGCACAAGGCGCTGATGCACTGCGTCCTGCCCATGTACAAACAAGTATCCAAGAAGTATCCGAGGCTGACCAATCAGGCGCAGGACTACGTGATCAATGGGTGGATAGAGGAACTGGACCCTGACTTTGAGTTCGTGGAGCGCCCGTGTAATGGGCTGTGTGTCGATAAACGGTTCGATGGGATGTCGTTTGTAGACATCCTAAAGACACTGATCAAAGAAGCCGAGGACCGAGGCGACGACCCAACAGAAGATAAGGATGACGAGCATGACTTCGACGAACACATCGACGGCGACCAGGACTTTGCGCCGGACGAGCAGGAGCAGATCAAGAAGGAGACAGAGATCGCATTGCGTCAGGGGGAGTTCTTGGCGCGCAAACTCGCCGGTAAAGGCAAGGGTGGCAGGGATATCTTTGGGCTGGCGCAAGACCGTGACACAAACTGGCTTGACCCTATGCGGGAGTTCATCGAGGAGATGACTCGCGGGGATGAGAATGGCCGGTTGATACCGCCCAACAAGCGCATGTTTGCAAGCGGCTACATCTTCCCATCACGCTACGACGAGACGGTCGGGGACTTGGTTATCGCATGCGATACCTCTGCGTCTATGGGTCCGTACTACACGCTGATCTTTGGCGAGGTGGCGCGGATCTGTCAGGACACCAAGCCGCAGAACGTACGTGTCCTGTGGTGGGACTCAGAAGTGTGTCACGACCAAGTGTTCAAGCCCGACGACTATGGACAGATCGCCACGTTGCTCAAGCCCCAAGGTGGCGGCGGCACTGTTGCTCAGTGCGTGGTGGACTACATGAAAGATAAAGAGATCAAGCCCAAGGCGATGATCTGGATCACGGATGGCTACATCGGTAGCGAACCACACAACGAAGTGCCAGCGTTGTGGGGTGTGGTGGGGAACGATCACTTCGTTCCTCGGTTCGGCAAGTTAGTTCGTATCCCAACGGAGTTTTGATAATGGATATGCAGATCCCTCGCTACAACATCGACACCTGCGCAGTACTGGTGGAGTTCAACGCCAGCGTGTGGACAGCGCGCAAGTTGGACAAGTCCACGACTGAGGAGGTTGTTACCAACAAGAACGCGGCGGCTAAGGATGCCGCACGTGTGAACAAGAACCTGCTGGCCGGGCGCACGGAACTGGATAAGATCCAGCAGATCGTGAACGCGGCTCGCACCTACCTCAACGACAACACCTTGCCGTGGTCTAACAATGGACAGCGCATGCTCCCGCAGGCTACGTTCCTAGAGGTGGACAAGAAGCTGACCGAGTTCGGTGATCTGTTCTGGTCCGAGGTCAAACCATTCATCGACATCTATCCGACCCTCATCGTGGCGCAAGCCATGGCTTTGGGGGATATGTTCCGACGCCAAGACTATCCAACACAGGCAGACATTACCCACAGGTTTGCCTTTGCCGTGAACTACCTGCCAGTACCCACGGCAGGCGACTTCCGTATCGACGTAGGCAACGCGGCTATGAACGAGGCCCGCGAAGCATGGTCGAAACGGTTAGAGAAGCTCACGGCTGAGCGTGTCGAGAGCGCCATGGCCGACGTTCGCTCACGCTTGAGCGACCACCTCAAGCGTATGTCAGATAGGCTGACGACAGACATCGTGGATGGACAACCGAAGGCTCGCAGAATTTACGATTCGGTGGTTGACGGCGCGTTAGAACTATGCGATGTTGTCAAAGCTTTGAATCTAGTAGGTGACAAAGACCTAGAAGCCGCGCGTTATTCATTAGAGTGTGCCCTGGTTGGGGTTACGCCTGATGCGTTGCGCAGGGACGAGTACGTACGTGAAGGAACCAAGAAGGCAGTCGATGCCATCTTGGAACAGTTTAACTTTTGACATAGGACACAGGTGATTACCGTGCAAGACATTGCTACCGCACTCAAGTCAGCAATCAAGAGCTGGGAAGTAACCAAGGAAACCAACGCCGTGCAAGAAACAAAACCAACCTCTGTAGTTGAGACGCCTGCCCCCGTCAAGTGGACCGGCGCCGTGCCAACGTACAAAGAACCCGTGTCGAAGCGTATCTTTACGTACGTCCGAGAGAACCAAGGGCTGACCGCTGTCGATTACACGCAGAGGTTGAGTGCACAGGGGATGATCGCCTCCTCGATTGGTTCGTACATCTGCCAGATGCTCAAATCAAAACTTCTGTTTGTTGGCGCAGACAAGAAGATCTACACCCACTACACTGAGTACAAGACGCCCACGCAGATCATGCCAAAGATCAAGGCGGCTAAGAAAGTTAAGTCCAAGCTCAAGGCCAAGCCGGTCACTGTGTCCGTGCCTGAGAAGGTAGTTGTTGCCACGCCAGCACCGGCTGTTGTACGTACATTAGCCGTACAACAGAAGATCGACAGCATTGATCAGGATGTGGAGAAGATCATGGCTACGATCAATCTGCGCACGGCATACGCACTGTTCTTCACCCTCAAGAAAATGTTTAAGGAGTGAGCATGAGTGACACCTACGTACCAGTAGTTAGGGACTATCCCGTTTGCTTTAACTCCGCTGTTGAGTATGGTTTGTGGGTACAGACGGCGCGGCAATCGCCGCCTACCCCTGGCCATGGTTACTGCGAGGATTGCACCGAGGAGTATCAGGCAAAGATGCTTGAGCAAGATCGGTGCAAGTACCCCGACACCGTGTTCCGACTTGACGGTGGGATTCGTAGTCGCTTCGCAGTTTCGGGGGCGACGGGGCGTCCAGCCCGTACACCAACAATGAAGAGGGTTCGATGATCTACGCACACACAGGTGCCAGTTTACAGGGGGCACGCATGGTTGAGGACGATCAAGTCAATCACCCGAAGCACTACACGTTCGGTGCGTTTGAAGTGATAGACATACTACAGGACTGGTTCCCCAACAACCCACTGCTGTGGCAGGTAGGCAAGTACATAGCCCGAGCCGAGCGCAAGGGCAGGACGCTTGAGGATCTGCGCAAGGCCATGTTCTATCTTCAGCGGGAGATCGAGCGGCTGGAAGATAAGGCGTCCAAGAAGTGAAAGTCCTTGTCGCTTGTGAGTACAGCGGCACGGTGCGCGAAGCGTTTAAGCGAGCGGGACATGACGCCATGTCCTGCGACCTGCTACCCACAGATGTCGAAGGCAATCATCACCAAGGTGATGTGCTGGAGTTACTTCATGATGGGTGGGATCTGCTGATTGCGCACCCGCCATGTACGTACATGACTAACAGCGGGGTGAGTTGGTTGCACAAAGATCCAACTCGCTGGGCTAAGCTGGATGATGCGGCTAAGTTCTTCAACAAGTTTCTCAATGCGCCGATAAAGCGCATAGCCGTGGAGAATCCAGTGATGCACCGCTACGCCAAGGAACGTATCGGCGGCATCAAGCAGAGTCAGGTGATTCAACCGTGGATGTTCGGCCACACTGAGCAGAAGGCCACGTGTCTCTGGTTGAAGAACCTCCCGTTGTTGCAACCAACTAACAATGTGAAAGAAGTTATGTTGCAAAAGCCGGCTAACGAGAGACAACGCCTTCACTACCTGTCGCCTGGACCTGATCGCTGGAAGATACGATCCAAGACTTACCAAGGAATTGCGGACGCCATGGTTGCGCAGTGGGGTACAACTAACACATAAGCCGGGACTGCATTCTTTCGGTGGTGCTCGCACGTGGCTTGTATATCTAGTGCGTCCTGCTTGGGGGTAGGGTTCCCGGCTGTGTGGATTGTTACCCTACCTCCGCTCCATACCGCGAACCGAGGGGGCGCGGAATATACATTCCCCCCTCACTAACTTGGAGACATGATGGCAACACCAGAGGCGAAGGTTAAGAAGCAGATACGAGCAGTACTGGACGGGGCTGGCGCGTACTACGCCATGCCAATCGGCAGTGGCTACGGAAACTCAGGCGTCCCTGACTTTCTTGTGTGTTGCAACGGAAGGTTCATTGGCATAGAGGCCAAGGCCGGAACAAACAAAGCAACCGCATTACAGGAGAGCAATATCCAAAAGATATTTGATGCAGGTGGGGTTGCGCTTGTTATTAACGAACACACAATACCAGATTTAGTGGAGCTAATTAAATGGACGATGAAACTTTGAGTGCCGGGACCGAGGGTAAGAAGCACGTACTGGAGATGCTGGAGAATTGCATGAAGCCTACTGATAAAGGACAGGGCGTGTTCCTTTATAACGATGGTGTTTCTTTAGCCATGGTCACGTTCAATGCAGACGTAAACGATGTGTTCCACATGATGATCAGCGCGGCACGTGCGATAGATCTGAAAGTAATGGGCAACATGCCACCAAAGGAGATGCTCAATTGAACATAGTAACAATAGACTTTGAGACTCGGTGGGACAGCAAGGAGTACACGCTATCCAAGCTGACAACAGAAGAGTATATTCGTGACCCCCGATTCAAAGCGTTTGGTGCGTGTCTGCATGAGTATGGATCAGAAGAAGAAATCAAGTGGTACAACGGCGACGACTTGCGCGAAGCCCTTGCACAGTACGACTGGACCAAGACAGCAATCCTTGCGCACAACGCGCAGTTCGATGTCGCCATCCTTGAGTGGAAGTACAACTGTCACCCGGCTTTTATCCTTGACACGCTCAGCATGGCGCGCGCCCTGCGTGGAGTCGAGCAAGGCAACTCGCTCGCAAAGTTAGCGGCTGACTTCCGTCTGCCCCCCAAGGGCAAGGCGGTGCACGACACGAACGGACTGGAGCATCTCACGCCTGAGATAGAGGCTGAGCTGGCGGCGTACTGTGCACACGATGTGGAATTGTGCGAGGCAATCTTTGAGCGCCTGTCCGTTAACTACCCTGCTAAAGAGTTGCGTCTGATCGACATGACTCTGCGCATGTACACACGCCCCATGCTGTTGCTTGATGGCGGCATGTTGATCAACGCAATCAGTCAAGAGTCCAGCTATCGGACTGAACTATTGGAGCGACTAAATGTTAAAGAGGAAGACCTTGCGTCGAACCCGAAGTTCGCATCGTTACTGGAGAGTGTTGGGGTTGAACCACCGCACAAACTTAGTAAGACAACTGGCAAGCAGACGCTTGCGCTCGCTAAGACGGACGCCCTCTTTCAGGCGATACTTAACGGAGAGAATGAACCGGCTGCTTTACTCTGTGAGGCTCGGCTCAAAGTAAAGTCAACGAGCGAGCGCACCCGAGCGCAACGGTTCTCGGACATCAGTAGACGCGGCGCTCTGCCTGTGCCGCTCAGCTACTACGGTGCGGCAACGGGACGGTGGACTGCGAGCAAGGGGTCCGCTATCAACATGCAGAACCTCAAGCGTGGGTCGTTCCTGCGCAAGGCGATCATGGCACCGGAGGGGTATCAGTTAGTGGTCGGTGACCTGTCGCAGATCGAGCCGCGTGTGCTGGCGTGGCTGGCTGACTACCAAGATATGCTGGACATCTTCCGCTCTGGCGCTGATCCGTACGCACAGTTCGGCGCGCAGATGTTTCGTATCCCAGGCATGACCAAGGAGTCACACCCTGACCTGCGCCAGTCTGCGAAGTCTGCTCTGCTTGGGTGTGGTTACGGGCTGGGCTGGCAGTCGTTTGCTTCTCAGCTAATGGTCGGCTTCCTCGGTGCGCCACCTGTACGGTACGACACAAAGTTTGCCAAGTCCTTGGGTGTGGATTCCCTGTACGTCCACAAGTTCATCTCTTGGCAAGACAACATGGACAAGCTCGACAAGATCCCACGGATCTGTAGCGACACCGAGATACTAACGCATGCCGTAGCAAGCAAGAAGATCATCGACACGTACCGCTCCACTGCATGGCCGGTCAAAGCGTTCTGGGATATGTGTACAGAACTACTGGGGGCTTCGTTGTACGGCGGTTCGCCGTACACACACAAGTGTCTAACGTTTGAAAAGAATGCTATTCTACTTCCCAACAGAATGTACATTCGGTATGATGATCTCAAGCAAGTAGCGGATGAGGAAGGTCGCTCGCAATGGGTCTATGGCCCGGACGAGACCAAGCTCTACGCAGGGAAGATTACTAACAATGTCACGCAAGCATTGGCTCGCATCGTGATGACTGACGGCATGCTGCGCGTAGCGAAACGCTACCCAGTTGTCGGGACAGTGCACGACGAGTTGATCTGCGTGGTGCCTGACTCTGAAGTTGAGGAAG